AACTGATTAATTAGGGAGGGGGGAAACCCTCTCCTTCTTTTACAACACGCATGGAGTAGACCTTGGCAACAATCAAAGTTAGAGAAGTTATAAAACGCGTCGAAGATGTTCTCCAAGATTCGAATGTCAGATGGCCGCGTATAGAATTACAGAACTGGCTTAATGAGTCGTACCTGCAGATTGTGCAATTGCGCCCTGACTCTAACGCTAAGACCGGTACCTTTACTTGTGTCGCCGGAACTAGGCAAACTATAACTACTGGGTTTGCTAGTGCTTTGCGAATAATAGATATAGTAAGAAACCTTGCATCTGCTTCTGATAAGAAAGTAGTTCGCCTTATTAATAGAAGTGTCTTAGACGATCAACGTCCAGCTTGGCATACCGATACCGCTACGGTAAATATCCAAAACTACACGTTTGATGTCAGACAACCTAAATCATTTTTTGTTTATCCCCCAGCTACTACTGCCGCTCAACTTGAAGTAGTGTACGCTGACTTACCTACAGCACATGCATTGTCCGCTGCTAACTTAGATCCAGCAAGTAGTAGTAGTGATGTTATACTTATAGACGATACTTATGTAAGTGCTATTCTTGACTGGATACTTTACCGAGCGTTTTCTAAAGACGCTGAGTTTGCAGCAAATGCTGCTAGAGCCGGTGCTCACTACCAAACTTTTATGTCGAGTATAGGCACTAAAACGCAGAGCGACGTTGCATCTGCACCTACGGAGACAGTGTAAATGGCTACTACTATTTGGACAAGTTTTTACCCTTACGTGCAACCTTATTTACCTGGATGCCCTGAAATTGTTATTGAAGCACATTTACAAGAAACTGCTGCTGATTTTTGCGCCGATAGTGAAGTATGGCGTTACACTTTAGACACAGACTACACGAGTGCAAACACACGAGACTACGAAATTGACGTTCCTACAGGAAGCTTGTTAGAAAGCATATTATTTCTACAAGTTAACGGGATTCCAATAACTCATGTGTCGGAAAGACACTTTAATATGATGACCAACGCAGATGGAACTGAAATAAAAGGAACTCCTACTTACTTTTCTATTTTTGAAGACGCTAGTATTCGCTTTTACCCAACCCCAAGCAGTAAGCTTACGTTTAACGGGTTAGCTATACTTAAACCAAAATTATCCGCTACGGGAGTAGAGGGTTTTATTTTTGACGCCCACAGTCGTGCTATTGCATCAGGTACAATTGCTAAACTTGCGGAGATTCCAGGTAAAGAATGGAGTAGCCCAGACTTAGCTATGCAACATCGTGTAATGTACGAGCGCTGCATAGCTAAAGCTAAAGGACGGGATACAAGGAGAGTTAATCTTCGTGTAGCCTCAATGGGCTTTGCTGATTAGGAGGACAAATGGCAGAAACTTTTAAATACGTTCAAGGAGATACCGGCCCACAGCTGCGTTTAACTCTAACGGACGAAGAAACAGGAACCGCTACTAATTTAACGAGTTCTACTGTAAAAATGCATTTTAGAGCTGCTGGAGCAACTAGTGTTTTATACACTAAGACTTTAGCTATTATTAACCCTCCCACTAACGGTATAGCAGTTGTTAACTGGACAACTGGGCAACTAGATTACCCCGCAGGAAGTTATCAAGGTGAGATAGAAATAACTCGAGCCAGTGGTACTATTGAAACTATATACGATATTGTTAAGTTTAAGATTAGAGAAGATTTCGCGTGATATTAAAGTCAATAACTAAAGTTGGTCAGATTAAAGCCGCTTTTAAGCGGTTAGGAATTTCTGTAGCTCCAAAGAAATTACCTATAGCTGTTAGTTTTGACTTAGGATTTTGGCTTATTGATGTATACATTGACGGTAATGTAAACGTTTCTGACAAAACAGGTGCTGAAGATGCATTTGTATTTGCAATGAGTAAACCACTTACTGACGTAGCAACTATAGTAGAAACAGTTTCTAAAGCTTTTGGTAGAGCTTTTGCAGATGGTTCTGCAATAACAGACAATGATGTTTTGTTAGTAGGGAAAGTTTTTGCAGACCCAACTACTATGACAGACGCTTTTAGTCATGCTCATTCTAAAGTTTTAGCTAATATTGTAGGTGTAACAGACGATATAGACGCAGCGGCATCTATTCTTGATGACCAAGAAATGCAGTTTGTTAAAAACACTACAAATGCTACTGCAATTACCGATTTGTTTACTCGAGTAGTTGCGTTTAACAGAACATTTACTGATCCTACTACTATGACAGATGATGAGTCGTGGAGTTTAGGTAAAGGTATTACAGAACTGCCCTCGTTAACCGACGCGGGGTCTTTACGAAGTCATAGTTATTGTGACATCACTTTTTTTGGGGAAGATTTTGTCGGAGCTTCCAGAACATTTTAATAGGAGTTAATTATGATTAACGAAAACTTGAAGCTCTCCGGCCAACTAAATATTGTCCTTAGAGATAAAGACGGTAACATCAAAGAAGAACGCATTGAAAAGAACCTTGTAGTAGCAACAGGACTTACTTTCATTGCTTCTAGAATGAAAGACGCAACAGCGACAGCGATGACGCACATGGGTTTAGGAAGCGGCACCTCAAATGCAGTTGCAGGGCAAACTGATCTTGTAAGTTTACTAGGTTCTAGAGAAGTTTTAGACTCAACTACCGCATCTTCCAACACTATTGTTTATGTTTCTAGTTTTGAAGCAGGTGACGCAACGGGTGCTGTAACTGAAGCAGGAATTTTTAACGCTGCCTCAAGTGGCACGATGTTATGCAGAGTTAAATTTAACGTCGTAAATAAAGCCGCAGATGATACAATGGCTGTGACTTGGACAATAACTTTATCGGCTACTTAATATGTCTACAATAGTAAACAGAGCTAGCAAAGGTTCACCTCTTACTAATAACGAGGTGGACACTAACTTCTCTAATTTAAACACGGATAAAGCGGAGAAGTCTAATAACCTTAGTGATCTTGCTAGCGCATCTACAGCAAGAAGTAACTTAGGTGTTTCTAGTACTGCTGCTGCTTTAGATGAAGCTATCGCTATGTCGATTGCACTGGGATAGGAGAATAATATATGGCAAACACATTTAAACTAAAAACAAAAGCTGGCATAGATGCATCACTGGTTACAGTGTATACAGTGCCTGGTTCTACTAAGACAGTAATAATAGGGCTTACTATAGCTAACGTAAAAGGTGCTTCGGTAACAGCTGACGCTCAAATAGTAACAGCTTCTTCTTCGGGAGAAAACGCTGATAATGTGTATATTGCTAAATCAATTCCACTACCATCAGGGTCGTCTATAGAGATTATGGCAGGAAACAAAATTGTATTAGAAGCCGGCGACGTAGTTAAGGTAAAAAGTTCTGTAACGGACGGAGTAGACGCAATACTTAGCGTTATGGAAATTACATAGGAGTAAGCAATGCCATACATTGGAAAACAACCAGCAAACGTACCAGTAAGTGCTGAAGACATACCCGATAATAGTATTAATGCTGCAAAAATTGTAGATGGTAGTATTACAATTGCCGACATTGCAAACGACGCAGTTACTGTAGACAAACTAGCTAACTCAATTAACACAGCGATTGCAGCTAATACAGCTAAGACAGGTATTACTTCTGCACAAACTAATGCGATAACAGCTAACACAGCTAAAACTGGAATTACTTCTAGTCAGGCAAATGCCATAACAGCTAACACTTCTAAAACAACTAATGCCACGCATAGTGGTGAAGTTACAGGTAGTGGTGCTTTAACTATAACTAACGATGCGGTTACAAGTGAAAAAATTGCAGACAATGTAGCGTTAGGTGGAAACCCAACAACTACAACTCAAAGTTCAGGTGACAATACTACTAAAATAGCAACAACTGCTTACGTTACTGCTAAAGTTACTGCCTTAATTGGCGGAGCCCCTGGCACGTTAGACACTCTTAACGAATTAGCAGAAGCTATTAATGATGATGATGATTATAACTCAACATTAACTACAGCCTTAGCAACTAAGCTACCTTTAGCTGGTGGTACTATGACAGGCAACATTGCTCACGCAGGTGCTTTTACACTTGATGCTGGTGGCGATATTCATCTTGATACAGGTGGTCAAACTAAATTTGATAAAAATGGAACTAATTATGGAATAATTTTTAATAGTTCAAATAATTTAGGTATTCACGTAGGAGCACAAGATAAAGATTTAGTAATCAGTGGTAATGACGGTGGTTCAACTATAACAGCCCTTACTCTTGATATGTCAGATGGTGGTGCAGCTACGTTTAATAGTTATATAGATTTGCAAGGTAACAACCTATATATTGCTGACAATGCTAAAGCTTTATTTGGTACAGGTGAAGATTTACACATCTATCACGAAAATACTAACCACCACTCTTATATTTGGGAAAAAGGTAGTGGCGACCTCTATTTAAGAGGAACTGATGTAAGAATAAAATCTAATACAGATAATGATGATATGGCTACATTTATAGAAAATGGTGCTGCTTCATTATTTTATAGCAACGCTAAGAAATTTGAAACAACGGCTGCAGGTGCTACGGTAACTGGTGCTTTAACTGTTAATGGTGGTTCTGTCTTTAACGAAGCGTCTGCTGATGTAGACTTTAGAATAGAATCTAATGCTTACACACACGCATTTATGCTTCAAGGTTCGGATGGCTTTGTAGGTCTTGGAATTAATGTTCCCCTAAATTTACTACATTTAAGAGGTGGTTCAGATAATTCCAGCACAGGAGCTCCTATAATAAGGATGCAAAAACAAAGTGGTGGAGCTGTTGCCGATGGACATACTATTGGCGGGATGTCTTTTTGGGTAAATGATGATGGCGTAGATAGTGGAGCTTCTAAAGAAAGAGCAAAAATTATAGCTGAAAGTCAAAACACAAGTTCTGCAACTAGATTAGAATTTTGGACAAGTTTCAATAATGCTGCTATTGAAGAACGTATGCGTATTGCAGGTGATGGCAAAGTAGGTATTGGTGTTACATCTCCTAGTTCTTCATTAGATATTTCAACTACAGCAGAAACAACAGGTGCTTTAGCTGGACATGGCATACGTCTTGAAGCTATTGGTGCAGCCAATGAAACAGTAGTTCCTATTACTGCATCATTTGTAGGTTCTCAAGAAAGAGCAAGAGCTGGTATTGGGTTTATAGCTAAAGACCAAGATGGTGCTGCTGGGTATGGTGGTGCGATAGGTTTCTATACTAGGGCTGCTGCTGATGGAAGTGCGCTAACTAAAAGCGATGAACGTGTGCGTATTGATGCTACTGGTGGTATGGTAATAAAAGCTGGTTTACAAATAGTTACTGGCACTGTTGTTGGTACAGGTAATTCTGGTGGTACATTATCAATCCAAGGTGGAGCAACTTATCCAGGTGGAAAAATTCGTATGCGAGGTGGACAAGCTGGTGGCGATTTTAAAGTTTATACTGGTGGTTCAACAAGTAGCCCAGCTGAAGCTTTCCATATAAATAGTGCTGGTAAGGTTATGATGCCTTTACAACCAGCTTTTGATGCTTATCATGCTGCTGAATCATACAGTTCTGGCGCTACCGTATCCTCTATAGATTTAAACGCCGTTAGACTTAATAGAGGCAATCACTATAACACTAGCAATGACAGATTTACCGCACCTGTTGCTGGGGTATACAAATTTAACTATAGAACTATAATATACGGGAATTATCTCAATGCTCATGTAAAAATGTTAAAAAATGGTAATCAAATATCTGGTAGTAGCAGTCATTACACGTCAAGTGCGGGGAATTATTGGAATACTTGGGAAGTTTTTTGTCTTGTATCATTAGCTGCAAATGATTATGTTCAAGTTGCACATAGTGCCAACACAACTATTCACGGCAATGATTACCAAAGTTTTAATGGCTACTTACTAGGATAATAAAGGAAATAATATGGCAAATATAACAGTAACACTAACAACCACACAAACTAAGTCTCTTGAGTACGAAGCGTATTCAGTACAAGATTGGTGTGATAACGCAATACACAACAGAGCAAGGATAGCACAAGAAGAAATTATTGCTAAACTTGTAGCTCATTGTAATGCTAATAGCGTGGCATTAGCAGTAGGTGTTGATGCACAAATCACACAGGCATATAGTTTAAATGTTGTAGACACAGCAAAAAATGTAACTGACAACGCATCAGACTCGGCTGAGTAATGTCTAACAGAGTTCGTAACAATTTAACAGGAGAAAGTAATGGCATATATAGGAAATAGTCCGGCAAACGTAGGAAACTACCAAGTAGTAGATTCTTTCGGTAGTTTTAACGGGTCAACTACTACTTTTGCCTTAGCTGCAGGTGGTGCTAGCATTACCCCAGCAAAATCAGCGCAACTCTTAGTTAACATTAACGGCGTGATGCAACAACCTGATGATTCTGGATCTTCTGGTTTTAGAGTAGTTGGAAGTAACATTGTATTCAGTTCAGCGCCAGCGAATGGTGATGAGTCGTGGGCAGTATATCAAGGTCAAAACGTAGACATAGGTACACCGTCACTTGATACAGTAGGATTAGCAGAACTAAGTGCTTCAGGTACAGCCTCGAACACAACATTCCTAAGAGGCGATAACGCTTGGGCTGTTGTAAACACAAATTTAGTAGCAGATACTAGTCCACAGCTAGGTGGAAACTTAGATTTAAACAGTAAAAACATAACAGGCACTGGCGGAATACCTGCAGCAAACTTAACAGGTAACGTTGCAGCAGCAAG